ATACGACGAGCTCGCACACCGTAAGGACACGATCAACTATTACGATTTTTCGTATAGTCTACTTAAAGACGGTGGAGTAAAATCCAAAATCATTAAGAAGTATCTACCGCTGATAAATCAGCAAGTTAACCGTTATCTTCAGATGATGGATTTCTATATTAACTTCACACTTGATGAGGAATTTAACGAAACCGTCCAGTCCCCCATTCATGAAGACTTTTCTTATGCTTCCTTTAGTGAAGGAGAAAAGATGAGAATCGACCTTGCTCTACTCTTCACTTGGCGTGAAGTTGCAAGGATGAAGAACTCAGTCAACACCAACCTGTTGATCATGGACGAGGTGTTTGATTCTTCTCTTGATGGATTTGGAACAGAAGAGTTTTTGAAGATCATCAAATATGTTGTGAAGGATGCCAACATTTTTGTGATCTCTCACAAGACTGGTCTTGAGGACAGATTTGAAAGTGTAATACGATTTGAAAAAGTCAAAGGTTTTTCACGTATGGTGGCTTGATTCACCAAAGGACAATGAACACCCCAAACTGGCAGCATCACTCCAAGAAGGAACAAAAACGAAAACTCAAACCTCAAGCACTACGTCAACGTAAAGAATCATTGCGTTTCTTTAAAAAGAAGTTAAGTGTAACAAAAAATACATGAAGTTATCATAATTAGACTACATAGTGTAGAATTAAACATAAGGGGAAAACCATGTAACCAAATCTATTTGTTATGTTGTTATGTCCCCGAAACGTATAATGGAGGACATTATGCACAATCTAATTTCTCACAATCAATTGGCAGGATGGAAGCAAAGTGTAATGAGGCTTGAAGATACATTGGATAAAACAATGAACGAAGCCGATTTACTAAATGACTATTATAATTGTCTTATTGAATGTGATGATGATCAGGTAACATGTAAGCGCATTTGTAGGAGAATCTTAAGTTAGTCGCTAAAGGACACATGGAGAGCTGTCACTGAGGAGCCCCAGGGAGACCTGGGGTTTAGTATTATGGCCACATACGAAAGAACCCATCATGGCAGTCCGACACGAAATCAAATCTCAACTTGCTAAACTGCTTGCCACGGAAGATCTGATTGTGGAGCATAAGCAAGTGCAAACTGCCTGCTTCAATGTCCACACTCGTGTATTGACTCTTCCGATGTGGGAGAAGGCAAGTAACACAGTCTATGACCTTCTGGTGGGTCATGAGGTGGGTCATGCTCTCTTCACTCCTGATGAGAACTGGTTGGAGAAGGTTTCTGTCCCTCCTCAATTCGTGAATGTGGTTGAGGATGCTCGCATCGAGAAACTGATGAAGCGCAAGTATATGGGACTTGCTAAAACATTCTTTAATGGATATAAGGAGCTAAATGACCAAGACTTCTTCTCTATTGCTAACGAGTCTGTTGCTGATTTTAATCTTGCTGATCGTGCAAATCTATATTTTAAGATCGGTAATTTTGTAGACATTAAATTTGCTGAAGATGAGCAAGAGATTATTAATCTCATTCAGTGCTCAGAAACTTTCGCTGACGTTCTTATTGCTGCTGAAGAACTGTATAAGTTCTGCAAGAAAAAGAAAGAAGAAAAAGTAGATGATATTGCTCCCCCTCCTGAAATGGGTGGAGAATCTAATCAACCTGCCAATGAACTGGTAGAGGAGCAGCAAGAGACCCCTGGTGAGGGTTCCGGTGACTCTGAGCAGCAGGAATCTACCCCACAATCTTCTTCTGGTGTTCCTGAAGTTACTGGCGAACCTGAAGTTCAAACTGCTGATGCACTTGAACAGAATATTCAAGATCTTGTTGATACTGATGGATATGAAAACGTATATGTTGAGATTCCTCAAGTTGATCTGAATCGTGTGATTGCGGACAATAATGATGTTCATACTGAGATTGATAAGTGGTTCAATCATCAACTTAAAACCACTGAGTATCCAATCTTCAAAGTTGTTGATGAAGAGTTTATTAAGTTCAAACGTAATGCTCAGAAAGAAGTAAACTATCTGGTCAAAGAGTTTGAGTGCCGTAAGGCAGCAGATTCTTATGCCCGCACTACCACTGCTCGCACGGGTGTTCTGGATTGTGCTAAACTGCACACCTACAAGTATAACGAAGATCTATTCAAAAAGGTTTCTGTGATTCCTGATGGTAAGAATCATGGTTTGATTTTTATTCTTGATTGGAGTGGATCTATGAGCCGTGTGATGCTTGACACAATCAAGCAACTTTACAATCTGGTTTGGTTCTGTAAGAAAGTTGCCATCCCCTTTGAGGTTTATGCATTTACCAGTGATTGGAAACGACCTGAACTTGATTATGAAACTAACAGCGTTATCAAACCAGTTGATCTGACTCCATGCTATGAAAAGAAAGAAAATGTTCTTGCTATCGATGATCATTTCTCCATGATGAATCTCTTCAGTAGTAAGACAAATGGTAAGCAACTGGAGCATCAAATGATTAATATTTGGCGTATTGCAAAATCATTCGGTGATTACTATCATAGTCCTTACTCTGTTCCTACTCGTTTGAGTCTCTCAGGCACCCCTTTGAATGAAGCATTGATTTGTCTTCACAAAATTCTTCCTCAATTCCAAAAAGAAAATAAATTGCAAAAAGTGCAAACTATTGTTCTAACTGATGGTGAAGCAAATCATCTTACCTATCATGTGGAAGTACAGCGTCGTTGGGAGTCTGAACCGTATATGGGATCTCGTCATCTTCCTGGCGGCAGAACTTTTATTCGTGATCGTAAACTTGGGACCACCTATAAAGTTCCTTATGGTTGGCATGGATTTACTGATCTATTGCTTCGCAATTTGCGTGATAAATTCCCGACTGTAAACTTTATTGGAATTCGTGTTCTTGAAGGACGTGGAATAAATGATTTTATGAAATTGTATTATGATGCTTATAGTAGTGATCTGATTAAACTTCAAAACGATTGGAAAAAGATGCGTAGTTTCACTATTAAAAACTCTGGATACCACGCATACTTTGGACTCTCTTCATCCGCACTCTCTCAAGACACTGAGTTTGACGTAAAAGAAGATGCAACCAAAGCCCAAATCAAGTCTGCATTTGCTAAGTCTCTTAAGACTAAGAAACTAAATAAGAAAGTTCTTGGTGAGTTTATTTCTCTTGTAGTATGACAACGCCAGAGTGGAAAAAGAGAGCACTTTCAGACCCCTCTCTTAAAGAAAAACAAGTTCAGATTCTTCTTCATGGACCAAAGTCATTAACTGATGCTTGGTTTTTACAGGCAATGAAATTTAAGTATGGACAGTCAACAGACTGACCACTGGGGGGTCCGAGACCCCCTATTTTCGTCTATAATGACTTCAGTTCAAACAAACGACTAATGGCACTGTCCTTTGATTACATCCGCACCTCTCTTCAGTCTCTCTATGGAGAGTCAGTAACTGCTGGAGACATTCGTGCTTGGTGTGCGATGAACGGAGCAAACTATCAGACCGTTACCAATAAACTTACCGATTGTAAAGTTGGTCGCGGTAAATGGAATCTTGAAGTAACAAAACAAACTGTGGAAGAGTTGGAAGTGTCTTACAATGCTCCCGCGGCTATCCCTGCTGTAGAACAAAATCTTATTCCGCAGAAAGATGATACCTTCGTCAAGTTTGGTAACTTTGGTGATATTAAGAAAATTATTCAGTCCCGTCTCTTCTATCCTACGTTCATTACGGGTCTTTCGGGTAATGGTAAAACGTTCTGCGTGGAGCAAGCATGTGCCCAACTTGGACGTGAACTCATCCGTGTAAACATTACTATTGAAACTGATGAAGATGATCTCATTGGTGGCTTCCGCCTTCTTGACGGTGCCACAGTCTGGCATAATGGTCCCGTTGTGGAAGCCCTCCAACGAGGTGCCGTCTTGCTTCTTGACGAAATCGACCTTGCTTCAAACAAAATCCTTTGTCTCCAGTCAATCCTTGAGGGGAAGGGAGTCTTCCTCAAGAAGATTGGCAAGTTCGTTACGCCCGCCGATGGTTTCCAGATCTTCGCAACGGCAAACACAAAGGGCAAGGGGAGTGACGACGGGCGATTTGTTGGGACTAACGTGCTCAATGAAGCTTTCTTAGAGCGTTTCCCTGTGACCTTTGAGCAGGAATATCCTTCTGTTGCAAATGAGATCAAGATTCTTGATAAAGTTGCACAGACTCTTGGAGTCACTGATGGTGAGTTCTGTAAGCGTCTTGCTGACTGGGCAGACATCATCCGCAAAACCTTCTATGATGGTGGTATTGAGGAAATCATCAGCACCCGTCGCCTGGTCCACATTATCCGTGCTTACAGCATCTTTGATGACAAGGCAAAAGCAATCAGTGTTTGCGTCAATCGTTTTGATGACGAAACCAAGCAAGCATTCCTTGAACTCTATGACAAGGTAGATGCTGATTTCGATCTTTCTGCTACTGGTGAAAAATTCTATGTTGATCAGAAAGAATGTCTTGACTCTCACAACTTCTCTTGATATAATTATGACAAACCTTTGGAACTATTTGAGCGACTCTGCTATGTCTAACCAAGACTATTGGGAAGAAGATGGTATCAGTTTGACTGGTAATCCTGGTGCTGCTTCTCCCGATACTATTAAATTCACTATGAGTGAAAACGAAGATGGAACTTTAAACCTTTCTAAGGAAATTGTTGGATCTCGTCTCCCTGGTGGAATGGGCGAAGATCATATCTCATTTAACTATAATAATGACTTTCACATGAATTTGGTTATGCCTGAAAAAACTGACCGACGTTACAAGTACAGTGAGGATCGTATCCTCAAAGAACTGGATGATTATATTTCTGGAACTTACAATCAACACTACTCTGCGGGCGATGATAAGATTCAAACTCTTGATCTGATTGAAGCTTGTGGTGACGGTGAAGCATTCTGCCGATCCAATATTCTTAAGTATGCCTCTCGCTATGATAAGAAAGGCACTGCTCGTCGTGACATTATGAAGATTCTGCATTATGCTGTTCTTCTTCTGCATTTCAACGATAAGAATGCACAACGTGAAACCTACCCTCAGTGATGAAAACCCGACCTAACATGAAACTTTCTGATAAAACTCTTTCTGTCCTGAAGAATTTTTCTTCTATCAATCAATCCATTCTTTTCAAGAAAGGCAACAAACTTCGCACAATCAGTGTGATGAAGAATATTCTTGCAGAAGCAACTGTTACTGAGGAGTTTGCTAAAGACTTCGGTGTTTATGATCTTAACCAGTTTCTTAATGGTATGAGTCTGCACAAGAGTCCTGAACTTGACTTTGGGAATGATGGTTACGTTGTCATTCGTGAAGGAAAGATGCGTTCTAAGTATTTCTTCGCTGATCCTAACGTGATCGTGACTCCTCCTGATAAGTCTATTCAACTTCCAAGTGAGGACGTTTGCTTTGAATTGAGCACTGAACAACTGGACAAACTACTTAAGGCAGCTGCTGTCTATCAACTGCCAGACCTCTCTGCTGTCGGTGAGAATGGAGTTGTTAAGTTGGTTGTTCGTGACAAGAAGAATGATACCTCTAACGACTTTGCAATCGTTGTTGGTGATACTGATGCTGAGTTCTCTTTCAACTTTAAAGTTGAGAACATCAAAGTTCTT